CCTAATGCACGTACCGTACCTCAGATTTTCCTCGACGGAGAACTCGTCGGTGGATTTACAGAACTTCGTGCTAAGTTTTTAGCAGAAGCAGCATAAGAAAGAACGAATATGACAATTACAGTTGGAGAAACCTACACATTCAAGTTGACTTCCGGAGAAGAAGTTATCGGAAAAGTTACTGAAGTTGAAGAACATCTTGTATCACTAAAGGATCCAGTATCAGTTGCACCCGGACCTCAGGGATTGGGATTAATGCAGAGTATGTTTACTGCAAATCCGAAGGATCCTGCAAGACTAAATATTAATAACGTAACTATCTATGCATTGACCGATGAAAGTGTTAAGGCAAAGTACATTGAGGCTACTACTGGTCTAGTAGTGCCTGATAAGAAGCTTATTTTAGGATAACAAATGGCTCAACTCAGTAGAAAAGGTGATCAGAATCAAGCAGGCGGAAAGATTGTCCGTGGTGCTAGCACAGTCTTTGCTAATAGCATTGCAGTGGGCTTGAATGTCAGTGACATTACGCCTCATGGCGATGGACCTCACGCTAAAGCAAAAACAACAGAAGGTAGCCCAACTGTATTTGCTGAAAATGTCGCTGTTCTACGAGTTGGGTCAGGTAATACATGCGGACATAAGATAACTCAGGGCAGCCCTGACGTTTTTGTACCTTAAGGTGATACATGGCTGACACAGGTAAACAAAGTCCATTAGGAGTCAACGTGATTGGTTCCTATCTATTAAATCAAGGGTTATCCATTAATCCTGTTTCAGCTTCATATATGGGTGCTAGTAAGACAAACTCTGCTTATACATTCGGTAGCTTAGTTAGCAATACATCATTACGCATGTTAACTTGGGCTATCAATGATGGGTACCTTCGTGGCGTAGCAGTATCGGGTGCAACTAAAACACTATCAGATAGTACATATAACAATCTTATCAGTATTGGTGCAGGAACGGTTCCCGCGCTAGGTAATGCGAAGCCTCCTACTTATGTTGCAACAGATCCGTCCAATAATTGGGCAAGACCTGAAGGAGTTTCTTCTCCTCCATCTTTTGCAGAACAATTTGGAAGACAATCAGGCTATACTAGTGCATTGCCAGGACCTGCTACTAGTGGTTATGGTAACTACGATGGGTCGTATGGTGATCCGCTTCAAGGAGCCGGGGTAACTAATCAAAAGCAAAATGCAACTTGGTTACCGTATGATACTACTAATCCTAATAGTTCCATAACGCAATGGGGGTATGTAAGACTTCATGCATTACAAGCTTGGAACGAATTCAATTGGAATGGATTAGTCGTAGATCCTACTAGTAGTTTGCCTGTGTACCTTCAGAATGTGCAGGTCCCGGAATACAAAGAATTTTTGTCCTCATTTTTGTCAGCACAAGCATTCATTGATTACACTAATCAAGCTATTATGGCCAACCAAAATGCAAAAACGTTTTTAGATGGCGCATATAGTAACATGGATGATTTGATGAGTGCAGATATCTATGGAATAAATTTAGCAAATACGCTTTTCGGAGCTGATTTAGACAATTTAGGAAAAGTAATTAACTTATCTAGAATTGATAGTTTTGGCTTGCCTTCTGTGTTGCTACAGACTTTGGGTCAAAATAATGCAGTAATTCAAGATTTAGTACTAGCATTATTATCGTCTGGGTTAGAAAGTTCTGAAGTTCAGGGACTGATTTCTGGAACTATAACTACTCCTACAGTAGAACAAGAACAGGAAATATATAGCGCCTTCTTAATGATCATTGGTGAAAATCTAGAAGAAGTATTAGCTCCATTGCAATGTACTACCCAAGGCTTAACTAGTTTAGCTGAGTTACTTGATGTTAAAAAGTTATTCCCTAACAGCTACCAGTCATTGACTGTCCCCAAATACAATAGCGAATTAGGACTACCTACAAACAGCAAAACATACTACCCTCTTTATATATCCGGCGGACTTAATGAAGCGTTAATGACCGCGGATATGAACGAATATGTAGGTACTCAAACACCTAATCGTCCTCCCAATATTATTAGAAATCGTGTTGTTAATACAAATAACATCAGTATGCCTAAAACAGGATTTGGTTCGTATTTGTTTGATATTTTACCAAAACAACAAGCGGTTGCAGCTGGCGCATTCTCGTTCACTATGCGTCAAGTGAAAAATATAGAGCGTGTTGACATTAAAAAGTTTTCAAGAGCCGTAAAATCATTGGAGAATACTAGAAATCTAAATTTAGTTAACGGTACTAGTAAACCCACTAATCAAGAATCTATCGAAAATTTACAAGAAAAAGAAGCATTAGGTACAGGTCCATACGGAACTTACACAATGTCAGACTTTTTTGGGTCTATGAGTGGCTTGCCTTACCCTTGGGAAAAGATTTTCAATCTTATAAAAAATACAGAAACATCTACCCTATATGGAATCTATAAACAATTATTTTTAGCTGTAACGTGGGAACAAGCAACGGCAACAGTACAATATAGTTCATACGTAGAGAATGAAGGTACAATTGAAGACCCGATTCTAGTAACCTATTACACAATTACTGGTATAACATTAACTGACCCGGGCGGCGGCTACGGAAGAGGCGGGGCTCCTGCACCATTAGTCACACTTAGTAACGGCGGAACCGCAGTTGCATTAATTGGTACTAACGATATGGATGCCGCCTCAGTAGGCGCCGGCAGCTTTGGTAGAATAAAACAGCTTACCTTGACTAGTCCTGGACCAGATACGACAACTATCCCCACTATAACAATTCAATGTCCGCCGGTCGCAACGCCGGGAACCAACACTGCTAGCGGTACTGCTGGTTGGCCAACAATGAATACATATGTTCAGAATTATATTGTTCAAGCTAACGCAGAAATAGCTAATATTGCGGTAAATAACACTAACTCAATTAAATTATTAAACACTTATTGGAATATCTTAGGCGGTCAACTAGCAATAGAGCAACGATCTAGATATATAGGGTTGCCTCCGGTATCTGTACCAAAAGATTTATTCCTTAACACGTATCCTACCTCAATCAACATCTTTGTTGACTCTATTCCTACTATTGCACAAGATACCAAACCTCATATGTTTGCTCAAACACTAGAAGCAATTAGTAACTTATCAACTTTAGGAGGACAGAGTGCAGTAGCACAAATGAGACAAGAAAGAAATCAACAGAGACTCATTAGTGCAGGCATACCATTGGATAATAATATTTCTACTGGTTTGTCTAGTATGGATCAAAAAACGCTCACAACTAACAACACTATTCCCGCCGGAATAAACAATGCCATTGAGAGTCCCACACTTACCTTAATTAACGCTTCACCAGAAATATACGGTAATGTCACTAACGGCGCAGTTGGGTTCACTACTCCAGCATGGAGTACTAATAAAATAGATGGTCAAATACTAACTCCAGAATCCGAAGTTACTCCGGTAACCGACGGTAATAGTATTATACTAACTCCGGTGCCAGGCGGAGTATATGTTCCGTCAGATACCAATCTATTGGGTGATTTTATACCAGCACTTAGTATTATGGAAGGGGATATTAGTCCTATTTTAAACGGCAACCCAGTTCCAGTAGTCAATACGATTGTTCCGGCAATGATGAATCCTGCTGCTCTAAATCAGTCAGCATTAAATCCAGCTGTACTGAACCCTGCAACACTAAACCAATCATCACTAAATCAATCATCACTGAATCCGGCAATGATGAATCCGGCAATGATGAATCCTACTTCGCAGGATCTTTCTTCGACCGACACGGCCAATACCGCAGTTGATAATAGTAATCTATCCCCGAATGATCCTGCCAACAGAAGAATTGTTATTGTTGCTGCACCTAACCAACTAGACACTAACATTCCGTTAAATCTAGATATTGATTATACCGGTAGTACGATGCTTCCGGCTACTTATTCAATTAATGAAGCAATTGACAAGGTAATAGAATGCAACTGCGATTGTTGGATAGATTAAAATAATTTTACCTCATTTCCTACAGATAATTAAATATATAACAATAGGAGTTTAATTTGCCATATTTATTTACCAGCGAATCAGTATCAGAAGGTCATCCAGATAAAATTGCAGATGCTATCAGCGACGGCATTCTTGACATGTTCATGTCAAACAAAGACGAAAATCTAAGATGTGCATGTGAAACTCTTGTCACTACTAACTCAGTTGTAGTAGCCGGAGAATTTAAAGGCGAAATTGACCCACTAGATTTAGACTACATGGTTCGTAAAGTAATTAAGAATGTCGGCTACGAGCAAGAAGGTTTTCATTGGCAAACTGCAAATATCGTAAACTTGATGCACGGACAAAGTCCAGATATTGCACTCGGTACAGATAACTTTGGTGCCGGCGACCAAGGATTAATGTTTGGCTATGCGGTTAACGAAACAGAAAATCATATGCCGGCTCCTTTGTTCTATAGTCATAAGATAGTAGAAGCATTATCTCATCTGAGAAAAAATGAAAATGCTATTTGGATGGGCCCTGATAGCAAGAGTCAGGTTACAGTTGAATATAATGACGACGGTACAGTCAACAGAATTGATAAGATTGTTTGCTCATCACAGCATCATCCTGACGTTGATATCAAAGACGTTCGTAGCGGCATTGAACAGATTATTCGTGCAGTTGTACCAACTGACCTAGTTGACAATGACACTAAGTTCTTGATTAACCCTACTGGTAGATTTGTTATTGGGGGACCTGACGGTGACACTGGGTTGACTGGTCGCAAGATTATCGTTGATACATATGGCGGCTCAGCACCTCACGGCGGCGGAGCATTCAGTGGCAAAGACCCGACGAAAGTTGATCGTAGTGCTGCATACATGGCTCGGTATCTTGCTAAGAATATCGTTGCTAGTGGCAAAGCTACTTGGGCACAAATTCAGCTAAGCTATGCAATCGGGGTTGAAGAACCAACTAGTTTTTATGTTGACAGTGATGGCGAGAGTAAGGACTTAGAAAAGTACATTCTTGAAAATGTAGACTTAACGCCAAAGGGCATTATTGAAAGATTTGACCTGTTTAGGCCAATCTACAGTTCTACTACAAACTATGGTCATTTTGGAAAATCGTACCTCCCATGGGAAAAAGTTGATCTTTTTTAAAATAAACGGTTGACATTGGTTACCCATTTTGCTATAGTGAGATTATAGCAAGAGCGAGGAGCTTCTCATGTTTCAAGTTGGTGATCTTATCGAAGGCTTTGAGTACACCGCGGCTGGCGACGAAGTTAAAGTCGTTGGAACATACGTTTGCACTACTGATGACCCTGAGGAAATGATTCAGGACATCATCATCAAGACCGAAGATGGTCGCACTGTTTACATTGATGAACAGGTCGCTCGTCCTGCAAAGAATGCATGGGCCCTCGCTAAGGTCAAAGATGGCTTTGCTGACCTCGGAAATGAAAAGTTTCACACGTTCGCCGTCAAGAAGAATGGTGAAGTTGTAGGTCAACTTAAATGGATGTATCGCCCTAAGAATGCAGGTGGTTATGCCTGGCAGGGCAAGTTGTTCAAGAGCAAGA